CGAAGCCTTACCCTGGGCCGTCAACGACGACGTGATGTTTCTGACCCTGGGCGGCCAGGACAAGATCCTGCCGGCCTCGGCCGTCAACGCCGAGCTCGCCAAGCGCATCAAGGAAGTGGAGGCGAACACCGCGCACGACGACGGCAGCATCACGCCGGTGGGCGCGCGCTTCCGCAAGCGGCTCAAGGATGAGGTGGTGACCGAGCTCCTGCCGCGCGCGCTGGTGAAGCCGTACCGGCTCGACGGCTACTTGGACCTGCGCCGCGGCCTGGTGGTGGTGGACACCTCGAGCCGCAAGGCCGCCGAGTCTTTCGTGTCGCACGTGCGCCTGGCGCTGGGCAGCCTCCCCGCCCTGCCGCTCAACGCCGAGGTGGCGCCGCGGTCGGTGCTGACAGGCTGGGTGGCGGGCGACGGGCTGCCCGAGGGCGTGCACGACGGCGACCGGCCCATTGGCGGCGGCCTGCACTTGGGCGAGGAATGCGAGCTGCGCGACCCCGTGGACTCGGGCGGCATCGTGCGCGTGCAGCACATGGACCTGCAGGGCGATGAGGTCGAGCGGCACCTCGAGGCCGGTAAGCAGGTGACCCGCCTCGGCCTGGTGTTCTATGACCGCCTGGCCTTCACGCTCGGCGAGGACCTGGTGGTGCGCAAGCTCAAGTTCCTCGACGGCGCGCTGGATGACCTGGCCGAGGGCGCCGAGGACCGCGAGGACGCGGCGGCCGAGTTCGACGCCCGCGCCACGCTGCTGGCCGGCGAGGTGGGCGCGCTGTTCGACGTGCTCGAGCAGGCGTTCCGCATTTCCAAGGTGGAGGGCTGACCCATGAAAACGCTCATCTTCGGCGGCTACAGCGACGACACGTTCGGCGAAATCACGCCGTGTGGCGACGACTACGACAACTGCGCCAGCGGCAAGCCCATCGAGTGGCTGGTGAAATCCGAATCCGAGGGCGCCGCGCTCCTGGTGGTGGGGCAGCACGCGCCCGGCGCCGCCGGGGGTTGGCTTGTCGGCGTCGCGCCGTGGGGCGGATCCCACGACGACGCACCCATTCCGGCATGGCCCATCCGCATTCGTCCGGGCGACCGGCCCTATTCGCCGGCACTCGAGGTGGACGTGCCCGAGGACGCCACCATCGTCTGCCTGCAGCGCGAAGCCGAGGAGGACTGACCATGGCGACCGAGCACACCATCCCGCAGGATGAAGCCGGCATGCGCGAGGCGACGGTGCCGACGCTGAAATCACCCGAGGAGCTCGCGGCCTACATCGCCGCGCTGGTGAACCGGGAGCACGACTACGGCACCTGCGTGTACGCCATGAGCATGGCGGCGACGGCGGCCTTCAATCACGCGGACTCAAGGCTGGGTGTCACTGGCTTCCAGGCGAGCTGCGCCGATATGGACGTGCTCCGTCGCACGCGCGGGCTCAAGGGGCCTTTCATGCTGGTGAACGGCGAGGACGCCCTCTACCCGCAGTATGACCTCCCCGCCAAGGTGCATGGGTTCGTGGCGGAAATCGCGCCCTGGCTGGCCGAGCAGGCCAAGTCGATGCTGGACGAAGGCAGGGACGCCGCGCCACACGTTCGCGCCCACTGGGAGCGCCTGGCCTCCCCCGACCACAAGGCTGGCGACAACATGGAGGCCGGTTCGGGCCATGTGCAAGGCAGCGAGTGGGTGCTGGTGCCGAGGGAGCCGACACGGGACATGGTGGTCGCGTGGACCAAGACCGCCGGGAGCTTTGCGGACGCCTACGCCGCCATGCTCGCCGCCGCCCCCAAGCCGCCATCGGTGAACGACAACGCCGTAGCCGTCAACGAATCGGCCGCCGTGAACGACAAGCCGGAGAGTGCGGAGGCGGTGGGCGAAGTCCTGCGGTCGGAGGGTGGGGTGGCGCGTGTTGCGATGTTCGACGAATCGCTAAAGCCCGGCACCAAGGTCTACACCGCCCCGCCCCGCCCGGAGGCGAGCGCGCCCGTGGGGGTGGAGGCTGCCGCCCTGATCCAGCTAGTAGAAGGGCCGAACTTCTTGCGCTGGCAGGACCAGCACGGTGTTCGCTTGAAGGACACGCCCGAGTGGGTGGCGTTCTATGTCGCCACCAAGAAAGCCCTCGCCCAGCAGCCCGCAGCCATGGGTGGGGCGATGGCGCTGGTGGCTGAAATCGCGCAGCAGGAGCCGGAGAGGCCGGACTACTGGAGTTCGTGCGGTCAGTGCGAGAGGAACATCGACGCGGCGCAGGAAATCCGCGCAGGCCAGCAGCAGGGAGGGACGCCGGGGTGATGTTCGCCCTCCTCACCGCCGCCGGCCTGCTGCTGGGCTGGGTGCTCGCGCGCCTGGCCCGGCGGGGCCGCCTGATCCGCCTGGCCGAGGAGCTCAAGCGCGCCGAGGTAGAAGTGGAGTGGCTGGGCTACATCGAGGCCGCGCTCACGTCCTACCCGTTCGGCGAGGGCATCCCCACGGTGACCACGGCCCTCACCTCGGCCCGGCTGCTGCGCAACAACGCCCGGCGGCGGGTGGCGGCGTGCCAGGAGGCGCTCGGCGGCGCGGGCAAGGTGAAGCCGTGAGCACGCCGCAGGACCCGCGCGCGCTGCCGGATGAGGAGCTCGCCGCGCTCGAGCGATACCACCGCCTCGAGGCCCAGCGCCTCGAGCGCCGGGCGCGCCGGCACCGGGCATTCTCGGGCCGCGCCCTGGACGAAATCGGCCGCCGCGCCGAGCAGCGGAAGCGCCAGCCATGATCCGCACAGCCGTCCCGAAGCGCGCGAGCCGCAAGCGCGAGCCCGTATGCCTGCGCGTGACCGCCGCCGGCGTGCTTGAGCCCGCGAGCGCCTACTACGCCGCCCAGCTGCGCGCCCGCCGCCTGCGCGTGGGCGACCTGGTGCACGCCGAGCTCACGAAGCCGCGCAACCCGCGGCACCACCGGCTGGTGTTCGCGCTGCTGCAGCGGGTGCTGGAAAACCAGGACGGGCTGCAGACCATCGAGCAGCTCCTCACCATCGTGAAGATCAAGCTCGGGCGCGTGGACACGGTGGTGGACGCATCGAGCGGCCGCGCCTACTACGTGCCGCAGAGCATCGCCTTTGCAAGCATGGACCAGGGCGAGTTTGAGGTGTTCTGGCGCGACCTGTGCCGGATGGTCGCCCGCGATTACTTCCCGCACCTCGAGCCCGACCAGGTGGCCGAGCTCGCGGAAATTATGGACGACGCCTGACGCATGGACCGCGGGGGATTGCCGCCGCCGACGACGGCGGAAAGCGAGCGTATGGGTCGCATCAAGCGCATGGGGTGCCTCGCCTGCCGCCAGGAGGGGCTCGGCCAGCAATACGCCGAGGCCCACCACCTCACCGAGGGCGACAAGCACGGCGCGCCGCGGCTGGGGCATGCGTACACGGTGGCGCTCTGTCCGTGGCACCACCGCGGGATCCCGCCCGAGGGCCGCACCGAGGGCTACGCGCGCGCGGCCTACGGGCCGAGCCTGGCCCGCCAGCCCGTCGCCTTCCGCCGCAAGTACGGATCTGGCGACGCGCTGCTGCTGAAACAGGAGCGGCTGCTGCGCCGGGACGTGTGGAGCTGAAAGGGTCGCACTACCGCCGGTAGAGCCGGTCGCGTAGGGTGCGGGCCTTACTGGAACGCCGTACCCGGAGCTGCGCCATGAGCGACCGCTGCCGCGCCATCCTCGAGGGGCCGATGGCGAAGGCCTACGCCCTGCTGCCCGAGCGCATGCGGGGCGTGCGCGCCGACGTGCAGATGCTGGCCATCGGCCTGCAGGAGTCGCGCCTCAAGTACCGCGCCCAGCTCGGCGGCGGCCCGGCCCGCGGCCTGTGGCAGTTTGAGCTTGGGGCGATTTCCGGCACCGACGGCAGGACCGAGTGGGGCATCTACCACCACGCGGCGAGCCGCGAGCACCTGCGCAGGGCGTGCGCGGCGCTGGGGGTGAAGTTCGACCCCCGCACGATCCACGGCAAGCTCGAGAGAAACGACGTCCTGGCCGCCGTGTGCGCGCGCCTGCTGCTTTGGACCCTGCCCTACCCGCTGCCCGACCTGGGCGACTGGACCGCCGCCTGGGCGCAGTACCTGGACGCCTGGCGCCCGGGCAAGCCCAAGCCCGACACCTGGGGCGGGTTCTACACCGAGGCCCTCGGGGCCGTAGCGCAGGGCCGGTGCGGATGACCGTCGAACCAACGACCGCCGCAAGCACCGCCGCCGCTCTCACCGCCGCCGCCGTCACCGTCACCAGCGTGCCGGTGGACGCACCCCAGCTGCTCGGCATCCCCGCCGACGTGATGCTGGCCGCCTGCGCCGGCGCCCTGTTCGGCCTCGCGCACACGAAGCCGGAAACCTGGGAGCGGTTCATGGCGCTGCCCGAGGAGCGGCTCGCGCGCGTGGCGTGCATCATCATCCGCGGGGCCGCGCTGCTTTTCACGCTGGCCTGCAACGCCCTGCTGGCAGGATGGGGCGTGGATATCCTGCCGCACATCCCCGGGTTCGGGTGGACCGCTAAGATCGCGCCGCAGCCCTTCGCCGGCGTGATGGCCTTCGCGGCGCAGTACGCCATCCCGAAGGGCATCAAGGCGCTCGAGGAGTGGCGCCCCCCGTGGAGCCGCAAGCCGTGACCGCCACCGACTGCCTGCTGTTCGCCCTGGCGGGCGCCGTTCTGCTCGCCGTGGTGCATCGCCTGGCCGAGCTCAAGTGCGCCGGCCAGTCCCTGCGCTGCCGCGTGAGCTGGAACCTGTGGGTGCTCGGGCAAATCGGCATCGCCGTGGGCGCGGTGGCCGTGATGCTGGGCAATGTCCCGTTCGCCCTGTGGTGCCTGCTCGGGGGCCTGGTGCTGCAGTACGTGGTGCGCGTGCAGCGACGGAGCACCGACCGATGATCGGCGGCATGGCGAAGCTCGCCGGCGCGGCTTGGAACCTCGCCGGCCGCGCCCTGTCCGGGTTCGCCGACTGGCTGCGCCGCCCGCGCGACTGGTGGCGCTTCGCCGTGGTGGTCCTGGGCGTGGTGTGCATCGGGTTCGCCTTCGCCGCGAAGAATGCCCGCCAGGAGGTGCTGGTGGTCACCGAGCGGTGCAACAGCCGCGTGCTCACCATCGAAACCGAGGCGAAGGAAGCCACCCGCCTGGCGACCGAAACGGCCGACGCCAACCGCCGCGCGCTGCAGGTGTGCCAGGCGCAGCTCGCCGAGGAGGTGGGCAAGCGCCAGGAAATCGACCAGCTCGGCCAGGAGGCCGTGGCCGCAGCCCGCGAGGACGCCGCCCAGGCGCGCAACGCCCTGGAACGCTGGCGCGCGCGATACAACCGCCGGCCCGCGACCTGCAGCGCCGCGCTCGAGGCCATGGAGGCAGCATGCGCCGACACCATCACCGACTACTGACCGCCGCCGCCCTGGTGCTGCTCGCCGGCTGCCAGGCCACGAAGGCCGACCCGCCGCTGGTGCGCACCGAGGTGGTCACGCTGCCGCAGGCCAAGTTCGTGGGCCTCACGCCCGAGCTCGAGGAGCTCACCGAGCCCTGCCCCATCGCCGAGGGGACGCTCGCCCAGGTGGTCGAGGTCGCCCGCCTGCGCAAGGAAGCCCTCGAGGGGTGCGCCAACGCCGACAAGGCCGCCATCCGCGAGCTGCTGCGCAAGGCCGGCGAGCAGTCCGGGGGCGATTGACGGACGCCGCGCGGTAGTGGTGAAACACTACCGCAGGTAGTATGCTGGGGCCCACAGAGGAGGCCCCGATGGCGAAGTTCCGCAGCCGGATCGTAGGTTCCGGCACCGAAAGCCCCGCCAACATCCTGGCGAACCCGCGCAACTGGCGCGTGCACCCGCCCGAGCAGCGCGCCGCCCTCGAGGGGCTGGTGGGCGAGGTGGGCTGGGTACAGCAAGTCATCGTCAACAAGGTCACCGGCCACCTGGTCGACGGCCACCTGCGCGTGGCGATGGCGCGCGACCGCGGCGAAAAGGAGGTCCCGGTCGTCTACGTGGAGCTCACCGAGGCCGAGGAGGCCCTGGTGCTGGCCACCATCGATCCCATCGGCGGGCTCGCCACCACCGACCAGGCGATGCTCAACGCCCTGCTCGAGGGCGTGGAGGTTTCCGACCAGGGGCTCGCCTCCCTGCTCGAGGAGCTCTACAAGCCGGCCGACGATGAGCCCGTCGAGGGCAAAACCGACGAGGACGCGGTGCCGGGCCCGCGCATGGAGCCGGTCACCCAGCCCGGCGACGTGTGGCTGCTCGGCGACCACCGACTGCTGTGCGGCGACGCCACCCGCGCCGAGGACGTGGCCAGGGCCGCAGGGGCGACGGTCGACATGGTGTGGACGGACCCGCCCTACAACGTCGCATACGAGGGCGGCACCAAGGACAAGCTCACCATCAAGAACGATTCGATGGAGGGCGCGCAGTTCTACCAGTTCCTCCGCGATGCGTTCGGCGCGGCCTTCGCCGCTGCCCGCGACGGCGCCCCCATCTACATCGCGCACGCCGACAGCGAGGGGCTCAACTTCCGCCAGGCCATGATCGACGCCGGCTGGCTGCACAAGCAGTCCCTGGTGTGGGTGAAGAACAGCCTGGTGCTCGGGCGCCAGGACTACCAGTGGCAGCACGAACCGATCCTTTACGGGTGGCGCCCGGGAGCCGGCCACAGCTGGTACGGGGAGCGGAACAAAACCACCGTGCTCGATGACGACATTGACCTGGACAAGGCCGACAAGGCGACGCTGCTGCGCCTGCTGAAAGACCTCAAGGCCGGGCCGACTACCGTCATCCGCGAGGACAAGCCGCACCGCAACGACGTGCACCCGACCATGAAGCCCGTCGGGCTCATCGAGCGGATGCTGCTCAACAGCACCCGACAGGGCGACCTGGTGCTGGATCCGTTCGGCGGCTCGGGCTCCACCCTGATCGCGTGCCACAAGCACCGGCGCCAGGCTCGGCTGCTTGAGCTCGATCCGGTCTACTGCGACGTCATCGTGCGCCGATGGCAGGACTACACGGGCGAGGACGCAGTGCTCGAGGGCGCCGGCGAGTCGTTCTCGGCCACCGAGCTCGCCCGCCGGGCCGTGGCCTGACCCATAGGAGCCTGACCCCGTGGCACGCCAGCGCAACACCGGGAGTCGCATCGCCGCCGAGGAGAGGCGGCGCATCGCGCTCGAGCTCCGCAAGGCCGGGGCGACGTTCGAACAGATCGGCAAGAGCCTGGGCATCCGCAAGCAGTCCGCCCATGAGCTGGTGGCGAAGGCGCTCAAGGAAGCCGAGACAAAGACCGCCGAAACCGCCGCCCAGGTGAAGGCGCTCGAGCTCATGCGGCTCGATGACTTGCTCAAGGGCCTCTGGCCGGCCGCCAGCAAGGGCAACCCGCAGTCCGTGGAAAAGGCGCTCAAGGTCATGGAGCGACGCGCCAAGCTGCTGGGACTCGACGCGCCGACGAAGCACGCGCACACCGACCCGACCGGCGAGGAGGAGCGCGGCTACCCGGTGGCGTTCCCGGTCCCGCCCCACCTGGACCCGGACGCCTGGCAGAAGTTCGCCGCCCAAGCGGCCAGGGAGGCGCAGACCGATGGCTGAATGCGACCACGTGCTGGGCCTTCTATGCGTGGCATTCGGGGAGCATGAGCTGCTGCTGGCATCGCAGCGAGAGCGCGAGGCGGCATCGGTGTACGCCGCCAATCAGCGGTGGCTCGCCCTGGGGCAGGGGCTCCGGCGAGCGGTGGCGCGCATCAAGGCGCTCGACACCCCGGAAAAGGCGCTGGCCGCTGTGACCGACTTCTTCGCCTACTGCCCGCGGTGCGGGGAACGGCTCGAGGCGGCCGGCGATGGCTGACGGCCAGACCCGGCTCGACTCCGCTACCGAGGCGATGGCCGGGACCGCTATCGGTTTCTGCGTGAGCTGGGCGGTCACGCCCCCGGTGCTCGCCCTGTTCGGATACCAGGCAGGCGCCGGCACGGCCTTCGGCATCACCTGCGTCTACACCGCCATCAGCGTGGTGCGCGGATACCTGGTGCGGCGGCTGTTCAACCGGCTGGGCCGGAGGCCGCGCTCCCTGTGAGCGCCGTCCTGGCCGACCGCCGGCCAGCGCATGAGCCGCTGGACCTGTCCGCGGCGCCCTCCCTGCGCCCCGTGTGGGTGCCCAACCCGGGACCGCAGACGCTCCTGGTCACCTGCCCGCTGTGGGACGTGCTCTACGGCGGCGCCCGAGGCGGCGGCAAGACGGACGGGCTGCTCGGCGACTTCATCGGGTTTTCTATCTTCACCGACCAGGTGCGCAGCGGGCACGCGACCTGGACCGGGGTGACCCTGCGCCGCCAGGCCCACGCCCGTGGGCTGTTCGTGCGCCGCACCTACGATGAGCTCGATGAGGCCGTGGCCCGGTCCATGGAGCTGCTCGAGCCGCTCGGCGCGGTGTGGAAGCCCAGCAAATACACCTGGACCCTGCCCTGGGGCGGGTTCCTCAAAATGCGCTACCTGCAGCGCGACGCCGACGCGAGCCGCTACCAGGGGCACAGCTACAACTGGCTGGGCGTGGATGAGGCGGGCAACTTCGCCAGCCCCGACCCCATCAAGAAACTGACCGCGACCCTGCGCGACCGCAACGGCGTGCCGCCGCGCAAGCGCATGAGCGCCAACCCCGGCGGCCCGGGGCACGGGTGGCTGAAAGCCGACTACGTGGACCCGGCCGCGCCGATGGTCCCGCACGTGGACCCGGACACCGGCCTGCCGCGCGTCTATATCCCGAGCCGGCTGCAGGACAACCCCGCGCTCATCGAAAACGACCCGCTCTACGTCACCCGCCTGCGCGGATCCGGCCCGGCGTGGCTGGTGCAGGCCTGGCTCAACGGCGACTGGAACGCGGCCCCCGAGGGCGGCATCTTCAAGGCGGTGTGGCTGCAGAATCGCTACGCCGCCCTGCCCCAGGCGCCCGAGGCCTTCATGCGGGTGCACAGCTGGGACACGGCCTACAAGGCCGAACAGCACAACGACCCGAGCGTGCTCACCGACTGGACGGCGGCCACGGCCGCGGCGAGCAAGCCGCCCGGGTTCTACCTGCGCAACCTGTTCCGCGAGCGCATGACGTACCCCGAGCTCAAGCGCCGGGTTATCGAGTTCGCCGAGCGCGACAGCCCCGACGCAGTGCTCATCGAGGACAAGGCCAGCGGCCAGAGCCTGCTGCAGGAGCTGCGCAACACCACCACGCTGCCGCTCATCGCCATCGAGCCCGAGGGCGACAAGGTGACCCGGGCCCTGCGCGTGACGCCGCTCATGGAGGCCGGGCGCGTGTTCCTGCCCGAGCGCGCGGCCTGGCTGCTCGACTATGAGCTGGAATTGACGCTGTTCCCCACCAAGGGCGTGCACGACGACCAGGTGGACAGCACCACCCAGGCGCTCGACTGGATGGCCAAGCACGCGGCCCGCGGTTACGCCTACGCGAGCAGTGGGCAACAGCGCCAGGCCGCCCAGGCGCCCGGCGGGTCCGGTCGCACTACCACCGATAGCACCGGCTGGGGCACAGTCTCCGGCGGCACCGACACAACCGGGTTCATGTGATGGCAACGACCACGCCGAAGCGTCCGATTACCGAGGAGCTCGCCCGCCCCGACAGCGCCCTGCTGCTGGGGAGCGGCTTCACCAACCTGCTCACGGTGGACGATTCCGTGCTCGAGGCCAAGGGCCGGGACTACCGCATCTACCGCGAGGTGCTGCGCGACGACCAGTGCGCCTCGGCCTTCGCGCAGCGGCGCCTGGCGGTGACCTCGCGCGAGTGGGACGTGGAGCCGGCGAGCGAATCCCCCCAGGACAAGGCCGCGGCCGACTTCCTGCGCGAAACGCTCTCGACCATCGAGTGGGACCGCATCACCGACAAGATGCTGTTTGCGCGCTGGTACGGCCACGCCGTCGGCGAGTGCATGTGGGGCACCGATGGCCGGTTCGTCACGCTCGAGGACGTGAAGGTGCGCGACCGGGGCCGGTTCCAGTATGACGACCAGGGCGGGCTCTACCTGCAGCGCGTGGGCAAGATGGAGCGGATGCCCGAGCGCAAGTTCTGGACCATCGCCACGGGCGCCGACACCGACGACAGCCCCTACGGCCTGGGCCTCGCGCATTTCTGCTACTGGCCGGTGTTCTTCAAGCGGTCGGATATCAAGTTCTGGCTGGTGTTCCTCGAGAAGTTCGGCATGCCCACCGCGCTGGCCAAGGCCCCGGGCGGGCGGCTCGAGGATGAGAAGTTCCGCAGCAACGTGATGGCCGCGCTGCGCGCCATCGCCAGTGAAACCGCGGTGCTGGTGCCCGAGGGCGTCGAGGTCGAGCTGCTCGAGGCCGCCCGCAGCGGCGCGAGCGACTATGACGCCATGCGCCGGGCCATGGACGCGGCCATTGCGAAAATCATCATCGGCCAGACCGCCAGCAGCGAGGGCACGCCGGGGCGCCTGGGCAACGACGACCTGCAGGGCGACGTGCGCCTGGACCTCATCAAGGCCGACGCCGACCTGGTGAGCGCGTCTTTCCAGCGCCAGGTGGTGACGTGGCTCACCCAGTGGAATTTCCCCGGCGCGGGCGTCCCGCGCGTGTGGCGCGAAACCCGCCCCGAGGAGGACCTCAACGCCCGGGCCGAGCGCGACACGAAGGTGTACGCCCTGGGCTTTGAGCCCTCCGAGGACTACGTGCGCGACACCTACGGCGACGGCTGGCAGCGCCGCGCCGTGCAATCCGGGTTCACCCCGGGCCAGCTGGCCGGCGACCTCGCCCAGGAGTTCGCCGAGCTGGGCGCCCTGGCCGCGCTCAAGGGCGGGCACCGGGCCGACCAGCAGAGCATCGCCGAGGCCGCGCAGTTCCTCGCCAACCGATACGAGGACACGCTGGGCCCGCGCGTGCAGGAGCTGCTCGACTTCGCCGAGGAAACGGGCGATTACGAAACGATGGCCAAGCGCCTGCTGGAAATGATGGCCGAGCCGCCGCCCGCGGCCGCGCAGCAAGCTGTCATGCGCGGGGGCGTGTTCGCCCGGCTCATGGGGCGCCTACGGGCGCAGCGATAGGAGGGCGCCATGGCGCGCATCCGCTACATCGTCGGCCGCAGGGCCGGAAAGTGGTACGTCACCCGGGGCCGGGAGGTCGTCTACGGCCCGCTGCGCACCCAGCGCCAGGCCATCGCCGAGGCGGCCATGACGTGCCGGGCGCGATGGGCGGATGGACAGCTGTGCGAGCTCATCATCAAGGGGCGGGACGGGCGCATCCGCGACAGCCGAACCTACGGCCGCGACCCGCGGCACATCAAGGGCTGACGGCAGGCCGCCCGTGAGCCGCGCGCGCGACTTCCTCGACTTCCTCGACGCCCCGCTGGGCTCGAGCTTCACCCTGGCTCCCGAGGAGGCCATGGCGTTCTTCGCCGCCAAGGGGCTGCGCACCAGCTTCGACTGGCGCGACATGCTCGGCACCGAGCACGCGGCCGCGTTCACCGTCGCCAAGATGATGGACACCGACCTGCTGGCCGACGTGCACGCCAGCCTGCTCGACGCCATGGCCAACGGTACGCCCTTCCGCGAGTGGGCCGACCGGATCGTGCCGACGCTGCAGGCGCGCGGCTGGTGGGGGCGCCGCGCCGTCACCGATCCGCTCACCGGGCGCACCATCGTCGGCCAGCTCGGCAGCCCGGGGCGGCTGCAGACCATCTTCCGCACCAACCTGCAGACCGCCTACGCCGCCGGCGCATGGGCGCAGATACGCGACCAGGCCGAGGTCGCGCCGTTCCTGCTGTACGACGCCGTAGACGACCACCGCACGCGCCCGGAGCACGCCGCATGGGACGGCACGGTGCGCCCGGTGGACGATCCCTGGTGGCGCGACCACTACCCGCCCAACGGCTGGAATTGCCGCTGCAGCGTGATTCAGCTCTCGCGCGAGGACGTGCAGGCCATGGGCCTCACGGTGACCGCCACGCCGCGGGACGCGACCTACACCTGGACGAACCCGCGCACCGGGCGGACCGAGCGGATCCCCGAGGGCCTGGACCCGGGCTGGAATTACCACCCGGGCGAGGCATACCTCGAGCGCCTGGCCGCCACCGCCGTGGCAAAGGCACGCGCCCTGCCGCCCGAGGCCGCCCGCGCCGCCCTGCAGGGGGTGGAAGCCACCGCCCAGGCCGCGGCCGCCGCCCAGGCCGCCGA